TATGAACCAAGGGTTTATGACATGATGGATGTTGGAGGATATGATGAGTTGTAATTGCGAATCCCAAAGTGTGAATGTATTCAACTGTGTTAGGTTAGTCAGATTCGGTGAGCTCCTCATCGGTAACTAGATCAACTATGTTAGGTGGATTGTCATTCGCCGCGAAGTTGATACGACCTTCAAACGAACGTCGAATACGTTGCGGGATGACGCTGGCCATCTCGATGAGCATGTCGTGCACGTAGTTGTAGTCGGTATTCACCTGTTCGATCTGCACGTGCGCTGCCGTGAGCTCGTTCGCAAGTCGAGCACGGTCACGATACAAGCGACTGGCGCGATGCTCGGCGTGTTGGTACATCGCCATAGCATGGCGATGACGGCTCTTCATCTCCTCGTACTGCTCCATGTAGAAATGGACCATCGATTCCTCGAGTTGACCGACCCTATCTCCACGTTGCTTGACATTGCGCGAGTCGGGCTCTTCAATGGCACGTTTGTTGCTCATTATGATTCACTTGTTGGGGACACGGTAAAATCGTAAATGATGAGTGAGGTGTAGATTGTTGAGAGGCTCCCAGTGAAGCACGAGCGTAGCGTAGTTAGCGTAACTAGGGAAAACAATCGGAAACGAACCATTCATTTACGAATTTACCGTGTCCCCAACTAGTGATCCATAATGAACTGAACTGTCATTGAAGTACCCACTTAGAAATTCAAGAACGAGAGATAGTCGTCACTCGTGTAATCTATGGCCCATTCTACTGGATCTGTACGAGCAGATGATGATGCGTCTTCCCATGCATGGCATGTACCAACCGACGCAGCATCCGCTGTTGCTTGATTGTGACCGTCGCTCACTTCGGGCGTGCTTTCGGCTGCGACCGGGCTGGATCGAACAGTGAATTCGATACAACGCTGCTCGACCTCCTCGAGTTGCTGAGGAAACCGCAACTCTTTGAACCTTCGTTTGATCGGATCAGCGTCGCGCGAATCGACAAAACACTCACTTATTGAGTAGTTCGATAGGACGATCAGTTTCTGCGGCCTAACACGTTGCATACTTCCACCTTTGATTTGAGCAGTGAAAGGATATCTATCCGCCCAAATCTTCAGTTGAGATCCTGTACAATCGTTTTTCGGACTCCATTCTTCGATTGCGATAACGTCTTCGTTCTTGTAACCACACCACCACTTGTTTAATTCTTTTTGATAATGGTCGGGATACAGTCGCCAAAGCGTGGATGACTTCCCTGTTCCTGTACTTCCGACCCACCACTCGTGTTCGAGTTCTCCATCGAGTACAATTGCTTTTCTTTGTTGTAATCCGATAATCGGATTGGAAAATTGTAACCATACTCTCGGGTAATTGTCTTGAATCCATGTGAAGTTTCCTCCGCGTGATTTTTCCATGATTGTTGCCCAGCAAACTTTTGACGCTTCGCCTGCTGTTGACGGTTTGACTCCGATTTCGACGAAGTCTCCGTCCTTTTTACAGTAGCGAACAGCTTGTTCCACCGAGCCACGTCTGAGCTCGATGTGACCGCGGATAAGTCTTTTGACTGTTTCCAATCTCTTGGGCCCGGTGAAGTGTACGTATCCTTGGATATGCGGAGTACCTTGTTCCCCGACTTCGAACCCAAATACCATATACGCGACGCCTTCGAGTTCTTTGAGCTTGGTTGAAGTGTTGGCGTCATAGTTGTTGATGGTGAAACAATACCCGCGATTTCTTGATGTCATCCTCGGAGTCAATTTGAAAGTGGTAGCCCGAGGCGGGATCCCCGGGCGGGAACGAGCGAAGCGTAGTCCGCCCGAGAGGCGTAGAGGGCGTGTTGAGCGTAGCGAATATGTACAGTGAATGAAGGTCGTTGAACTTCAGTGCTTGGCACAGAGGGTGTTTGGGTTTTTCAGTTTGCTGTATAAACTCCGATACATGGGGGGTAGCCTATTATTACCTACCCCCCATGTGCCGTGCCAGGCACATTTTAACTTTAGTTAATCATTGTTGAATTTGCAACTTCAAGTGCAAGTTCAACTTCAAGTTCAACCACAAGTTCAAGTTCAACTTCAAGATAATATGCCTTATCGCCGAAGTTTTGGATACCGTCGCGCCCCTCCGCGACGTCGTGCCCAGTACGCTCGTACCAGAGCTACTGGCAGTCGTTATCCTCCTCGGCGCCGCGCTCCGGCTCGTCGTCGACGTGCACCAGCTCGTGGTACGCGTGATCCGCAAACTGGAGGATGTCATTGCCCCGGGGACATGACATCTGCTCAGAAGTTTGTGCTTGCGACGTTGGATCCTTTTGATCCTCGATCGTTAGGTGCTAAGGTTCCTGATGCTTCTACTATGCCTAGTTTATCTGTGGTTGATGTCGAAAATCAAGGCTTGACTTTGGGAGTGATCACAAATCAGCGTTGTTTTGCATTTCTTCCACAGTATACTACTGCATATATTAACTCCACCGAAGGTGCAGCAGGCTGGACCTGGCCTGCCGCGTTCGCCGGTACTGCTGATCGTTCTAAACGAGCGGCATACATCGGTGCGTACGAACTAGACCGACCTATTGCGCACGCAGTTCGTTTGTCTAGTCCCGTCGCACCTACCGCTGCCACCGGGTTTGTCCATATTGCAGTCGCGTTTGAAAGTATGCTTGGACTTACGACTTGGCCTTGGCCAAGTACAACATCTGCTTTGAGTGGTTATGCTTTTTATAAGCGTGTTACTCTTGCGTCGTTGACACAAAGTCCATTGACTATTGTCAACAAGTATTGTGATGAGACAGCATTCCGTTACCAGAGCGCCAATACTGGTGTTGCCGCCTCTGGTTTCCCTGCTACGAATAACGAGTTTCACGTTAATCGTAGTTGGGGTGCTATTCTCATCGCTATTGAAGGCTCTAGTTCGTTGGCTCCATTGGAAGTCGAACATCTTTTGATGACAGAAGCTATTCCTCAGTCGTCATCTGTTTTGACAGGCACGACCGCTGCTCCTTTCCAACCCTCTGTGTTGGCTGGAGCAGGTCATGCTACTGCTAATACGGATTTCGCTCACACTGAGAGTCAGCAAGACACTTATGTAAATCAAGGGATTGCTGCTGTAGCCGAAGGCATGCAAGCTGCAGGTAACGAAGCATTTAATGGTTTTGTTGTCCCTCTGTTGCAGAATGTCGGTTATGGCACCGTCGCAGCAGCCGTTAATTACGGATTGGGGATTGGCGGAGTTAATAATAACCCCAATCGTTTGGCTGCTTAGGCGGTGGCCGTGCAACCCAAGGTGGTGCTAGCGGAACAGAAAGGGCTTCATCCACGATTCGGAACTGGTTGAAGAATGTTGGCGTGAAGAACATTTCTATTCGTTTGCGTGAAGCTGCTGAGGCTGCTCGTACTGTCGCTACTGCTGCTCGTCAGCAGAGTGATAGGCGACAAGTTGTTGATGAACATCGCATGCGGACCGCTCCGCTTGCGATAGAAGCTTATGAACCAAGGGTTTATGACATGATGGATGTTGGAGGATATGATGAGTTGTAATTGCGAATCCCAAAGTGTGAATGTATTCAACTGTGTTAGGTTAGTCAGATTCGGTGAGCTCCTCATC